CGCGATAGCCTGATTCTTGACGCCGGATGTACTGAAATCAAAAAGGGCTTTGCTGGACAACCCGAAGCATGGCAAGCCGTTGACGCCGCTACCATTTACCGCACCAAGGCAGATCCGCGTATGGAATTCAATCCCAACGACGCGGCCTTTGTACAGGTGATTAACGGTAAGCAAACGGCGGCATATTCCATTGACGAAATGTCGTACATCGTGCGAAACGTCGATACCGACATTGTATCCCTTGGATACGGCTCCCCCGAATTGCTTTGTGTTTCCCGCGTTATCCTGAATATCCTGATGGCATACGACTACAACCAAAAGTATTTCCAGCAGGGCGGGCCAGCGGGTGTACTTGTTGGCTCGGGCAAGTTGCCGCAGGAACAGTTTGCTTCACTGGTTCGACAGCTTCGCTTTATGACATCCGGCGTTGCCAATGCACACAGGCTGCCGGTTGTCAACCTTCCTGAAAATGGCGACATGAAGTGGATTACGTTCAACGGATTTTCCAATCGTGACATGGGTTACTACGATTGGATTCTGATGAACATGAAGTTTGTTGCCGCCAACTTCCAAATCGCGCTTGAAGAAACCGGCTTCTACATGGGCCGTGAAGGTGAGGGCGGTTCATTCGTTCAGTCCAATGACTTTGAAGCAAAGGTTAAGGCTTCGCAGTCCAAGGGCTTGTCTGATATGCTTGACGCTATCGAAGACATGTTGAACAAGTACATGCTAGCGCCGCACGCACGATGGAAGCCGCACAAGGAATGGGGCCGTTTTGAATTCAAGTTTGTTGGGCTGGACAGCAAGACGAACACGCACGATATGGCGGAGTTGGCGAATAAGTTGACAATGGGTAGCTGGACTATCGACGAAGCCCGTGTTGAACTGTTTGGCAAACCCCCGCTACCGGAAGGCAGGGGCCAGTTTATGCGCGACCCGAGCTACCTTGCAACGTCGCAGATGATTGACGCGCAACAGGCTACGGACGCGCAGCCCGCTGAAGATCCGACGGCTAACGACTGGACATTGCCAGAAAAGGGTCAAGCGGATGCCGTCACGCCGCCGACAACTCCCGAAGTGGTAGAAACGGCAAAGAGTTTCACGTTTGAACTGTAATCAAAGTACGGCGGCAAGCTATGGCTAAAACCCCAAAGAAAGCGATTGCACAGGGCAAGCGTGGTGGATATTACTTGGTTGGATCCGACCGCATGGTTGGTGGCAAGTTGAAACGGGTTTACGTCAATCCTGATAAGTATCTTGGTTCAAGTGGCGCGGCTACTACCGAAGCCCCGCCGAAAGAAGGCGCGGATCCGGTTGCCGCGAAGCCCGATACCAAGGGCGGCAAAGCAGAGCGACCGGAAAAGACCGCAAGTGGCAAAGGTTCCGCACCGGCCATAGATGAAGTCACCGGTTTTCGTATCGCAGGGAAACCACCGAAAGAACGCGATTCGCGCTTGCCACCGGCCAATACCGAAATGAAGCCTAAAAGCAAGGACGCGCCGAAGATTACCGTCAAAGAAGACGACCGGGGCATATTCACGGTTTATGGCGAAGACGGTAAGCCCGCAGCAACGGGATATTCCGCAACTGCCGCGCTGTCTTCATTCTTTGGTAAGCCGGTCGCTGGCATAAGTTATTTGGGGTTGAGAAAGAAGCCCGCGCCCAAGGCACCTAAAGACGAAGACGGCACGGGCGATGGAACACAAAAGCCCGCTGCGCCGAAAGGTGATGACACACAAGAACCGGGTGATGCGAAGCCCCCGAAGAAACAACGCGAAAAGAAACCTAAGACACCGGGCGATGATTCTGGCACACCGAAGCCAAAGAAGCCCCGCAAAGAATCTGGCGAGTTGTACCGTCAAGAGTTTACATTGATGAAGATGCGCCAGAAGGTCAAGAATTGGGCGCGTTTCGACACGCAACAAGCATTGGGCCACGATGCTCGCAACATTCAGACAATCAAGGGCACGATTGGCAACAAGCAATACTTGGTGAAGCAGGACAGCAAGGGCCGTATGTGGGCCAAGGAAAAGGGCGCGAAGAACAAGCCCTTTATTGTCACAAGCTCGTGGCTTAAGTCTAAAGGCCGTGTTCCCGCCGATAAGGGCGCAAGGCAAGTAAAGGCAACAAAAGAGCCGGTGACAGTCACACAGACACGGAAACTGAAACCGCCAGAGTCACTCAAAAAGGCACTGGCTTTGCTTGAATACACCGACGCCAATACGTTACCGATGCTGGACATCCATTCGGACGGCATTGTAATTCGTAACTGTATTGGCCGTGTGTCGGGATTTGTGCCATTCGACGAACCCTTGACGGGTATCGATGATGCTATGACCAAGGCTATCCCGGACGATATGTCCGGTTCAATCCGGTTTGAACTGTCGGCGGTGGAACGCAATTCGGGGGACGATGAATTGTGGCAACCGAATGGTGAACAAGGTTTTATCCGTTCGGATGCAATTCACGGTTTACAATCTGAGAATTGTATGGTAAAGGCATTCTGCTATGACCGTTCGCGCATGGACTTCATAGGCTTTGCGTCAGTACAGGAACTATGCAAGGCTTTGGGTATGAACGACTGATAAAAGGGTAGTAGTAATGCAGATAACGATTGTCGAATCTTACCCCGGCGAATTGGCAGAAAAGGCCGATGCTGCACGGGATACTGTCGAAAGCGCCATATCCGAAAGCGGACATACTTGCGGTTGTGATAATGGATGTTGTTCATGCGGTTGCGGCCACATGGAAAAGGCGCTTACATCGTCTGCCAAACGCAAAATATCTGCAAAGACGCCCGTAAAGCCCGAAGAAACCCCGTTTCGTTTAATCAAGGAAGTTATGGCCCTTCAACACGAAGCTGCGGAAGCCACACAAAGGGCCGCTATTGCCGATATAGAGCGATTTGTGCGTGTGCGCGGGTATACGAAAGGGGATGTTCAATGAAGCCCTTAAACAGCGCCGAAATTGACACAATTCGTAATATCGTAAACGGACACTGGACAAGTCTAGGAATTTCGACCTACGGTGCTGAGAATGTTGGCGACATACACCCGGAGATTCAACAACTGATTCAACGGGGGGTTATCACACACCAAGCGGCGGCGTTGCTAGACCCGGTTGCCGATGCCTATATCTTTGGGTTTTTGCGTCGGAAGTTGGAACAGAGTGGCGTTGACGTAAAGGAACTATCGCTGGACGAATTCCACGGCATGTTGCAGCGCGACCCGATTCCGCTGTCCGATGCTGAGAATGCGTCGATAGCGTTTGCAAAGAAGTGGGGCGGCCAATACGCCCGTACAGTTGCCGAACGTGCCGCTGGCCGCGCCGTTGCCAAACTTGCAGAGATTGACACTGAATCGTTTTTGGCGGATCAAAAGGGCAACTTCATTGGTGAATCTACCGCCGAAGCCTTGAAAGACAGGTGGAGTCCCGATTCACTTGCCGCCCGTCTTCGCGCAGAATCCGGCGATAACATCACCGATTGGGACAGGGTTGCCGCCACGGAAATTCAGAACGCCGTCGAAAATGGCACGGCTGACGATATTCAGCAATCTTTCGGTGGCGACCCGCTGGTTGCAAAAGAAGTCAATCCCACGGCTTGCGAATACTGCAAGAAAGTATACCTCGATGACCGTGGATTCCCGAAGATATTTAAGTTGTCAGAACTTCGCGCTAACGGTGATAACATCGGGAAAAAGAAAGAGAATTGGCTGCCGGTTGTAGGTGTAGTTCATCCCCACTGCCTGACCGCTGGACATAAAATCACAACGGCGCGGGGGCCAGTAGATATTGAGAGTGTTCAAATTGGTGACACGGTTCTTTCTGCAAGCGGTAAGTGGTGTCGCGTAGAGCAAACCTCCAAGAGGCTCTATGATGGCGATTTTGTAACCCTTACATTAGCGAACGGTACACAGTTAGAAAGCACAGCGGATCACCTATGGCGCAGTGGTGACAAGTGGATAAGTGCGAATTTGCTCTGCGAGGGCGACAAAATCCGGCTCGCTCCCGCGCTTCATCCATTTGACTCTGATAATAGCCCACCCCAAGTCAGTAAGCGCCTCGGTTTTGCGTCTATCCTTCTCGGCTTTAACGGGGCAGGTGTGCCAATTGCCACCGTCGATTTCAATGGCGACTCTACGAGCATCGTGCCTAAGGTCAATGGAATACCGCCCAACTCGCCCATTGGGAATAGTGATAATCCCAAGTTCGTTCAATCTTTCCCAAGCGACCCGTTCATAATCGGAGAAAAACAAACCCTCGTTTTTCTGCACGCCCTTAATGACAGACTCGACACTCTTCTTAGAGCCTCGAACTGCATTATGGGCGGCGGCAGTCATCGCCATCCGTTGCTCGACTGTTCGGTGCTTATTGGCGAGTTTTTGAGCTTCGCACGCCGAACGAGGGGAATAACCGTAAGTGGCAAGCCTATGGGCAATGGCTCCCCGGCTAATTCCAAGCCGATTGGAAATCTCCAATACGCTAAGCTCCTCGTCGAAGTGCATCCTAACAAGATCCTTGATATTGAGATTGACACGCCACATAATGAACCCCCAAAAGATAGTGTTATTGTAACATCTAGCGATGCTATTGTCCAATCGGTGAGGATTGAGCATGGCGTAAAGCATGTCTATAACATAGGCACATCGGAACGCACATATGTAGCTAACGGCGTAATATCACACAATTGTTTTTGCGAATTAATATACATCCCACAAGGATTTGGTTTCAACGACGCTGGCGAACTGACCAAAATCACCTAGTCCACAAGCCCTAACTGTATCAAAAAGATACACCTTCACTTGCACAACTGCACAAACTCGGTAAATTCAATATAGGCGTATTGCTTTCAGCGGCGGTATGTGTTATGGCCGGAACGCAAAACATATCCGTATCGGAGCCTAAAAAGGTGGACCTGCTGTTTCAGCCGGAGCGCCTTGCTGCACCTACGGGCAAGGGTGCGGCGAAGAAACTGTGGTTTAAGGGCTTTGCGTCCACGGAAGCCGTCGATCAACAGGGCCAACGTGTTTTGCAAGACGGCCTTGACCTTTCATACTTCCTGAAAAGCGGCTGGTTCGATGACGGGCATTCAAAACTAGCGAAAGACGGTTTGGGTAGACCGACCGTTGCGGAAGTTCGCAAGTTGCCGAATTCTGATAAGCCCGGTTTGTACGTTGAAGGCTACCTATACGACACACCGAAGAATCGTGAACTCTACGACCTGATTATGGCCGTAGAGGATGCTGGCGATACCGGCGTTATCGGTTTTTCGGTGCAAGGC